CTGCAAATGCTTGGCTAAATCCCCAATTTCCAACTTCATCAAATACACCTTCAAAGTCAAAGGTTCCTGAACCTTGACCATAAATTGATTGCTTCCACCCACCTGAATCTTTGTTACTCACATCGATTAAAGCACGGCTAAAGTTCATAGTGTTTGACTTTAGTTTTGCAACGGTAGTACCGTTTATTTTCAGCACAACGGCTGTTCCATTCATAGGTCCTGAACTTGGCATATATTTATTATTTTAATTTGTTACTATTCTATAATTGCAAGAATGTTACTTGCAGTTGTTCCTGTGGCAAATACCTTAGTACATCCGATAGGTAAAAAAGTACCATCTGGCACGTTTAAAAATATCTTGGCACCTAAAACACCAGTAGTTGATGCACTATTGCTTTCACCATTATACCAAGGCATAACAGCTATGTTACCACCTGTTCCAATGTACAATGAGCCTACCGTGTTCGGTGTGTTGAACTCATCTGTGATTGATACCGTATCGCTTGGCGTTACGCTTACTACTTTTTTTCCGATTAAACTTAACATAATATTGTTTTTAAATTAGTGGGGCAAAAATAAAGTTGTTTCTATAAGATTCTAATAAGTATTTACTGCTATCTGGAATCTCATGTACTTGAGTTCCCGTAACAACATCTTGTCTATTTTCGTATAAGTGACCAATAATTAAATACATTGCTTGCTTTATTGGTAGCGGCACGGATGCTGCGTTTGTATATCCACAAGTAAAATTAACTTGTAGTGCGTTCATTCTTTTCTTCAATTCTGGAATATTTATCAGCCTAAACCTTGCTGGGCTACCATAAATATCAACTTCATATTGACTAGCGGCTAATGTTTGTAAAACATCGTTTTCATCAAAATAAGTTACACTTTGAACACTAAGTAGTGGCGATTTGTTAATGTAGAAAATGCTATAATTTATTTCCTCATAATCAAATTGCATAGCCCATATTTGACTTATTAATGGTCGCCATGTTCTATCTTCTACTAATTGCCTTGCAGCAGTTATTAAACTTGTAACGAAAGTTTCCTCACTATCATCATTAAGACGCAAAAAGTTCTTTACCTCTGAATAAGTCAAAGGTTCAGTAGTTGGTCCTGTTACAAGTCTATAATTTGCCATTTATTTACGTTTCTTTTTTGTTTCTGGCGTTTCCATTTGTGGAATGGTTGCCATTTCAATTTCTTTTACTTCAACTGCATACTTTTGTTCTATTAAAGTGGCTGCTAAAGTTTCGTTAATCTCAGCTTGGTCTCCAATTGAATATCCTAATCCAAATGGTCCTACTGGTGATTGTATAAATTGTACTTTCATAATTTGATTTTATAAGTTATGGGGACAGCCGAAACTGCCCCCGATAACATTACACAACTAACAACGATTATGTAGTGGTAGCGTCTAAGATAGCACCAAATACTGCTGGTTGCTCAAAAGCGCAATCAAAGTAAGTATTAGCAACTATTCTTGTTTGACCATTACGAGCCAAAGTGTATGGGTCGATAACTAAATCCATTCCACCAAATTGACCGATTACTGACTTACTAAATTCACCACAAATGATAGCTGAACATACACCAGTTGTAGAACCTTTTGATAAGTTGCTTGGTACGTTTGAAGTAACGCCAGTCATTTTACCATCGATTACGTTTGGAGTACCGCTAAAATATTGCTGATAAGCCATAATCATTGCACCTGAACCTGAATCGATTGCAGTTTGCTTTAATTTAGCTTCAACTTTAGGGTTGATTAAAAACTTTAATTCTTCTACGTTAGCATTTGCAGTTCCTAAAGACTGAACCAACTCAAGAATCTTAGCATAAGATGGCGCACCACCATTTGTTCCGATTGCAATGTTTTGGATTCCAGCAGTTCCTAACAAACCTAATGGAGCAGCACCTGAACCATTGATGTAAGCAGCTTCTACGTTTACATAGATTGACTCCATTAATGATTGAATCACGAATGCTTCTAACTGAGGATTTTGAATCAACAATTGGTTACTCATAGGAATGAATGAACCTAATCTCTTAGGAGTCATTGAGCGTGAAGCAGTAACTGGTGAACCAGCAGCTAATTCAGCAATTTCAGTTCCCCAAGTACTTGTAACACCTGAGCTAAATCCAGTTAAATCTACATTGTTAGATAAACCGCTTAACATCTTAACTCCTAAAGAAGCTAAAACTCTTTTAGCATACAAAGCATCAAAGAAACCAACTTTGTCAGTTTGAATTGTATTACCACCAGCAGTTGCACTACCAGCAGTCATACGCTTTTCAGCCATTGCATCTAATACGTTCTTACCTAAGTAAGTACCTTTAACTTCAAATCCATGTGAACGAGCTTCTTTAGCCGACTCATCGATTAATTCTTTTTCTAAACCTGAAACTGGTACATTGTTTACTCTAGCTTCGATTAGTTTAGCTAAAGAGAAACCTCTAGTTTCTTTTTCTTCGCTTCTAGATGCGCTTGCACCAGCTGCGGCAGCTGCTATTGAGGCTTGACGTTTTTCTTCACGTTCAGCGTTATCAATAGACAAAGTTAACTTTTCGATTGAGTCATAGTTTCCGTTAAGCTCATTTTCTTGCTCAACTGAACGGTTTTCAATCGCCATTAAAGCGTCTATCTTATCATTGATAAGTTTACGCTCTTCTCTTAATTGGAGGGCTGTTTTCATTTTATTTTAATCTTAATTGTTTTTTATAATAATACTTATCTTTTTTCTCTTCGGTTGGCTTGCTCATATCTCTTGACCTTGCAGCAACTGTGGTAGTTTGATAAGCTGGGAAAGTAACTGGTCCTAATTCATACAACTTTTCAATTTCTAGTATTTCTCTTTCATCTACTCCATCGGCACCACTTGACCAAGAATCAGTTTTAACTCTAAACATAAAACTTGAACCAGTAATAAAACCTAATCCAATGTTTTCTGCTACCTTTTCTGCGCACTCATTTTTTATTTGATACTTATACTTTAATTGATTGTTTTCAATCATTAAAGTTAAGTCGTCTTGCTTTCCTGTGGTGCGGCTTAAAATCTCGTTAGAATCATGGTTAAACAATGAAACTACGTTACTCATATCACAACCTGCAAAAGCAGTTGCGTTAATCTTTTCTCTATACCATCCCATATCAGTAAAAACGCCCATTACTGCGCCTACACCTTCAATCATTTTGTACTCTGTTTCGTACATATCATCTCCTTCGCCTTCGCTGCGTTTTTCAACTACAACTTTAAACTCTGGATTAAACATCCTAGCCTCGGCATTTGGATGAATTTTTTCTATATCTTCTTTTTTCATGAATCTGTTCCTTTCGTGCTTGCTTGTGATTGGTCTTTATTATCCCAAAATCCTTCTTCCTTATTTGCAGGAATCATATTAACTGGGCTATAAATTTGGTCTGCAAAATCTTCTTTAATAGTATTCAAACCAATAAATCTTCTACCATCGTTTGAAGTAATAAAACCAGCGTACTTTAATGTTTTTAGATACTCAGCTGTTGCCTTCATATCGCCACGCATTAACATAGCCACGTTAAATTTAGCGTCTAATCTATCCATTTCATCAAAACGGAATAGTTTACGCTCAACTTCTTGTTCCCATCTTACAAACCACGGCATTAAGCAATCTGTAACGTATTCAATATTCAATTGCTCTAAGTTACTTGAACCAGTTGGTCCAGCTTGTAATTTACTTAATGGCATTCTAAACCATTTGGCTATATCAGATACGCTAAACTCTTTGGCTTCTACCATTTGCGCTTCGTTTGGTTGCGCTGAAATTTTAGTAAACTTAGCTCCACTATGTAATAAAGCTACGCCATTATTTGTTCCGTACTCTGACTTGTAAGACTTGTTAAACGAATCCTTTATTGAACGTGCAGTATTCTCATCCTTAACAACGCCTGGCACTTCTAATACACCAGTCATTGTGGCTCCTGAACCAAAGAACGAACTTGAGTAAGATTGAATTGCTAAACCTGAGCCAATAGATTCTGCTGCATATTGTAAAATCGATTTACCAACATAACCATCTCCCATTGCTCTAATATGGAATATTGCATTTTCGTTAAATGTTCCGTAGATACCTGACTTTACATCGTTAATAATGTAGTAAAGAACTTGGTCTACTACTTGAACAGTTACATAAGTAGGGTCAACTAAATATAATTGAGTTGGTTTACCATCGTTATCTCTTTTTATGTAAGCAAAAGCATTTCCAAAACGTAAAGCGTATTCGGTCATTGTCTGCCTAAATGTAAAAGGAGTATAAAGATTGCTTGGATATTTGTTTAGTAAAGATGTTGCTCTATGCAAGATAAAAGTCTTGTTTCCATTAGCATCTATTGCAAAAGTTTCGAATGGAACCTTGGCAATATCTTCCGAAATATTACGCACACACGCATAGTAAGCCGCCAACTTCATTGAAGTTTCGGTGTTGACATTCTGCCCACTCGTGTTAAAAAGACTATTAAACCATGAAGATACCGAACTCAGCGTGTAGGTGTTTTCTAGTACGCCCCCATAAGTTTTGGGAGCTACCCTTTCTTCAACACCAAATATTCGTTGTATTATCCCCATTTTGATAGCAAATGTAATTTGAGTTTTTATTATTACATCAATATTAAAAATATAGTTACCTAATTAGTTACCTATTTATTTTATAAAACTTACTCTTTTCTTTTTTAAATGAACTATATGACTTATATCGATTTACTCCATATTTGGATAAATGATATATTTCTAGATTTTGCCAAATAGCCTCGCCATTTAATTTTGCATTATCTGGTAAAACAATCATTTTTAAGTATTTATAAAAATACTCCTTTTTGCTCATTTTAGAATACATAGTTTTCAATTAATGGGTTATCCTTCCAATCCTCTAATGCCCTTCCAACTGCGTTTACTAATGCACAAGGTCCATCCACTTTGTTTTTAGATTTGCCTTTGTGTATCTTATAGTTTCCATTTGCATCATCTTGGTAAACTTCTACGTTACTAATCATCCAAGCCATTACTGGGTTATTGTCATGGATTAAAGTTTCATTCATAATCCACTCGTACATTTGTTTGGTCGGTCCA